TCAACGGTAGTGGAACTACTGATGGTTGCTATAAAGGTGGTGACGCAAGAGCAGCTGCACAGGGACTTATTGCCACAACTGCAGTTTTAGACGTTGCTAATGGTAGTAATGGTTCACCAGGTGGATGTACAGCTGGTGGCGGTGGCGGTGGTGGATCTGCTTGTGGTGTCATCAACCAAACAAATGGTGGTGAAGGTGGAACTGCTGGTGTCGGACATAATGGTAATGGTGGTGGATCAGGTGGTAGAAGAGGTGTATCAGCATATAGAACATCATTTTGGGATGGTGGTGTATCTCTAACAAACAATGGTTCACTGCCTACGATTGATGGATATGTAAAAATACAACTTACAACTGTAGATCAATATTATGATGCTGTTGGTGGAGGTGGCGGACAAGGTGCAGGAGCAACCCTAGGATTGAATGGAGTAAACGCTACTGTTACAGTTCTTGTTGGTAACTCTGGTCAAGGTGGTGGTGAAGGTGGCGATGCACTTCCATCACCCAATGGAGGAAAAGTATACGTACAATACTTCGGAAGAGAAGAAGGAACATCTGTGCCTGGTGATATTACTGTACCAGCAGGAAAATATTATGAGTGTGATAGCAGTGGAGATCCACAAGGATCACCATTTGATGGAGATATATGGCAATCATCAACAGATGATGACATTAGAGAAGCTCAATTTGGTCCAGGAACAGGAGATTCTGGTGGTTTTAGTGGTGGTAATGCTATACCATTTAATACTAATGGAAAGATAACAAAGTATATACCATTTACAGGTGAAGCTGAAGACGCAGGTGGTAAAAGACAATTAGAGGTAGGAGCACTCAATCTGACAGATGTCAATGCACTTAGATTTACTGTAATCAGAGGTAGTAATGGTAATGGTGGAGAGAATCCAGATCAGGCATTAAATGTATTCTATAAGAAAGGAACATCTAACAATGTCACATTATTCAGTCAAATATTATTAGCAGCTAACAGTACGTCAACATGGCAAACAATTGATCTTCCTATTGCTGAAGGAGATCAGTTGAGAGCAAATAATGTAACTTTAATATTAGAACAAGATCGAGGACCTGTATATCAGACAGCATCGGGATCCATTGATAACTATGGATTGGGTGCTATTACATTATTCTATGCTCCAAGAACAGTCACTACATTTGTATCTACTGGTGGTGCAACTTTGCTAGGAAACGTAGATGTAGGTGGACAACCTATTAATTCTGATGATGGTATTGATCAGGTAAGAAGAGAAGTAACAGCAGTTGGTGCAGCATTGACAGTAACAGATGGTGTATTTACAATGTCATCATCTACACCTATAACTACACTTGCAACCGTGTCTGCAGAGAAAGACATTCCTCTCATCACTAAATACCATAGGGTAAAATATTTAATTAAGGCGTTATAAATGGCAACTATAGCATCACCATCAGAAACATCACTATACTTGAATGCCTTTGATAAGACCATTCAGCATGAAGGTGTGATGAAAACAATAGATGATGATTATTGGACTAGTGATATAGTTCCAATATTATATCCTCTATGGGATTCAGACAAAGATAAGTTAGAACTATTTGTGCAATACAAAGATGGTTCTACTAAGATGAATAAGACTAAGTACCAACGTAATCAAAAGACTGGTGAATATAAATGGGTATCATATCAATTTGATACATCACCATTTCCAACAGAGGTAAATGATTTATATAATAGAATAGTTGATAAATGGATAGAATATAGACAGGGACAAGAAAATGATTTAGAACGTGCACTAGAAGCATCTTTCTCTCAGTCAACAATACTTAACTGGACTAAGGTTTCATTGATAAGAAACTTCTTATTAATGGACAGTGACTGGACACAGCTCGGTGACGCTCCTATATCTGCAGAAGAAAAAGCAAAGTGGGTAACATATAGACAGAAACTAAGAGATATACCACAAGATCAGGCAACGATTGCTGCTAACTCAGTAGTATTTCCAATGACACCAACAAAACATGTTAAATTGGGTGATGGAAAAACATATCTTTCTGATGTATCACATTTCTATACCATACCACAGTCAGTGTATAGTAAGTTCTCAACTAGAATTGTGACATATCTTTCAATTGCAATAGGTACAGCATCAATAGATGAAATGCCTGTTAACTTTATAACAGCACCTAATATGGCAACTGGATTAACCACTATTAAACCAAGTACAGGTTCTGATGAACTTGATGAGATACTCAAGATGATTGACGCAGGTGACTTCGGAGAATAATTATGCCATTAATATCATTAAATCCAAAATCTAAAGAGATGCTAGTTGCTGACTACGCAAAGTTAAGCAACAAATTTGTATTGGTAATTGATAACACTAAGTATCATACACTTGCAGCAGATAAAAAGGCAACTGTACTTGCATACTATGATGACATCATACCAGAAGCAGAGATTGATAGAATATTTGAATTAGAATACATATATTACTATTTTGATCAAGAATTAGCAGCAACAGACGCTGCATTTGATTGGTTTCCACAACCACAGAACGTACCAGACGCAGATCATTATATAAAAGCATACGTTATAAGACCAAACGGCACAATACCATACGAGAACGCAGATCCTACACCGCCAGGTTGACAATCAGGTAATATATGATAGAATAACAGCAGTCGCACGATTATATGCTGGAATTTTGTTATGATCTCAACTATAAGGAGCTTGATTTTACAGACGAGGAAACTCGTAAACTTTATCGTATTGGAAGGGGAGAGCAAGGAGTTTTATTGGTTCG